TTTACGATGAACTAAAATAACTAAACTACCAGATAATTTAACCTTAAACGGTAGTTTAGATTTATCATGATCTAATATTACTAAACTACCTGATAATTTAACTGTAGGTGGTGATTTGGATTTATGGCGTAGCAATATAACTGAACTACCTAATAATTTAACTGTAAGTCGTAATTTAGATTTACGATGAACTAAAATAACTAAACTACCTGATAATTTAACTATAGGTGGTTATTTAAATATACTACATACCGAAATAACTAAATTACCTAAATCCTTAAAGGTTAAAGGTAAAATATACAAGGATTTCTAAGATAAAATAATATGTGTAATAATCAGTTATTATAATATTTATATATAAACCGTGGAGAACTAAAAAATGAAGGTACGTAAAAAGGAATTAGTAAAATTAATTGAAACTATTATTGATAAAAGACTTAATGAAAAGACAGAAATTAGTTTAGTGACGAAAGTAAGTGAGGCCATGGCCGAAGGCCCAGTTTTGGACTCAATACAAGACTGAATCGATACCATTGATATTTCAACGGATGATTACGACGAACATGAAATTCTAGATGAAATTTATTCTGGTTTATCAAGCAGAATTAAACCATTTCTAAAGTCAATAGAAAAAAAATACAAACCTAAAAAACCAGACAATTTAAATCTTGGTTTTACTGATATAACTAGACTACCAGATAATTTAAAGGTTGGAAGTGAAACATTTAGGAATCTTTAATATGAATAAAATTTATAACCTATTTAAATTTTTAGAGAAAAAGGATAATAGGAAAATATCTCTTAAGGTTAAATTATTACTAAATCCAAATGATATTACTGAAGATGATTTAACTGTTGATGGTGATTTAAATTTATCATACACTAAATTAACTAAACTGCCTAATAATTTAACTGTAAATGGTAATTTAGATTTAGCATATTCTAAAATGACCGAACTACCTGATAATTTAACGATGCGTGGTAATTTAAAGTTACGATGATCTAATATAACTAAACTACCCGATAATTTATCTGTAGGGGTAATTTAGATTTATATCGGACTAATATAACTAAACTACCCGATAATTTATCTGTAGGGGGTAATTTAGATATACGATGATCTAAAATAACTGAACTACCAAAATCATTAAAGGTTAAAGGTAAAATACACAAATATTTTTAATGTAAAATATTATTTATTATAATATTTATATATGAGTAATAGAGAATTAAGAGACATAAATAAAAAAAAGATTGTACTATAATAAGAATTTAATTATTATAGAACTATAACAAAGGAGTGAATAAATGAAATCACTGATTACAAAAACTGGATTAGAACCCAAGGAAGCTCAAGCTTATATTATTGATCAATGCGGAATAAACAATACTAAAACCAACAAAAACAAAGTTGCTAAGTTTTTGGCTAAATACAAACCTATTATTATTCACAAACGATTAAATCTATTAGGATATTCTAAACAATCTGTTGAATCGGCTTTAAATGATTTTTGTAATAGTATTGTAAATAAGGGAAATGAAAGTATGGAAAAAATATATGATACTGAACAAGTAGATATAAATACTTTTAGAAATACTCAATATGCATTAAATAGAATTTATACTAAGGCTGGAAATCCTATGCAATATACAAAGATGATAACTTATATTGAAAATAACGGATACGGAACGCCAATAGAATTGATTGCGGCTGGAAAAGAAGGGTTGGGAATTACAGAATTTAATCAATTAAATTTAGATTTACCAGTGGATAAAATAGAAGCATATAAAAGATTTAGTGGCGGATTGAGAAATTTAATCAAGGTTGGAATTCTCAAAATAGAAAGTGGTGAAGTAGTAAAGGGCAAAAATTATGATGCTTATTATAATTTTATATTGAAAAAACAGCATGATTTAACTTCAGCTGGAATTGAAATCAAGGAATCAGAATAGTGAGCAATAAAATAAAGATACGCAGAGTCGATCAAATAAAGACTTCAGACGATAAAAATTGAAAAGATTTGAAGGTCAGCTTATATAATATTGACGAAATGATAATGTATTATATACAAAATGTTATAGTGCCTGCTGTAGAATATAAAAATGAAATTGTAAATGTTCCCATTATGTACGGTACGCCCGAACGATGAAAAAGTATTCAGCATGATGCAGGTTTAAGAACTGATAGAGGGGTAATACAATCGCCATTAATAATGCTTAAACGGGTTGGATTATCTAGAAATCAAAATATTCCAACTACTAAAATAGATGCCCAAAATCCACAAATATTTAGAACGTTTGTAAAACCCTATACTATTAAAAATAGATATAATCATTATGATTTATTACATAATAAAAATCGGGTAAAGGAATTACAACAAGTCGTTATACCAGATTACATAACTGCTAATTACGAAATAATCATGTGAACAGATTATGTCGAACATATGACAAAATTAATTGAATTATTTTTATACCACGCGGGGTCATACTGGGGAAACGAGTATTATAGATTTTATTCACAAGTTGATAATTTTAGTGAAAATATTGAAATGTCTAGCAACGCGCAACGGACGGTTAAGTGTAATTTTGACTTACAGGTAAATGGCTATATTTTACCTGATAGTTATTTAAAACACCTAACTAATACTAAGGAATATGTACCAGGGGAAATATCCGTTCAATTTAATATACGATAAAAAAAACTGTAATTTGAAAAAAAAGTATATAATTATATATGAGAACGTAATTAGGAGATTATATGAAAAATATTAATGTTGAAACAAATTTGCTTAAAAAATTGGTAATGGGATTAATTATTAGAGAGTTTGGATCTATTGAAATTTTTAATCAAGAATTTCAAATGATGGCCCCTAAAATTAATGACATTCCAATAACTAAAAACCCAATAATAACAATTAAGCAATTCACAGATGAAGTAGACCAAGTAGCAATTGATGGGGATTGGCAGTTTCACATTTGTGTTATGTGGAAATTAATTAACGAATTAGAAATGATTTAATTATATAGGTGCGTCGTTCAGTAGGTGGAACAGCGGTCTTCAAAACCGTGTGATTGGTGTCCAAAGCCATGATGGGGGTTCGAGTCCCTCCGCACCTGCCAATTTATAATATGAAGATCAGGTTATAGGGAATTTCCAAGAAAACCTCGTCCGCTTGCGGCGAGGATGAATTGGAAAAATAAATTCAAAATCACTTGACAAATTCTAAATATGATAGTATATTGTATATGTAAACAGGAGGTAGATAATATAAGATATGTTAATACAACGAGGATATAAATATAGGATTTTGCCAACTAAAGAACAAGAAGAATCCTTACTTCAATGCGGCGGTAATGCCAGATTCTTATGGAACTATGCCCTCAAAACAAATCAAGACTATTATAAAGAAACTGGTAAATTTAAATTTTATCACGAATTAGCTGTTTCGTTACCAAAACTTAAAGAAGAATACCCTTTTCTTAAAGAATCGTTTTCACAATCTTTGCAAATGGTATTACGACAATTTGATAAAGCCTTGAAAGATTCTTTTAAGAAAAAAAAAGGATTCCCGTCTTTTAAAAAGAAAATGTTGTTGAACGATAGTTTTACATGCCCTCAGAAATGGCGATTGGAAAAAGGTTTTGTTTTCATACCTAAAATTGGAGAAGTAAAGTGGATAAAACACAGAGCCATGAAAGGCAAACCTAAATCAATCACGATTTCACAAGATGGTGATAAGTGGTATTGTTCCGTTTTATGTGAATATACTATACCAGATAAAGCAAAAGAATGTGATAATATTGTTGGTTGTGACGTTGGTTTAAAAGAGTTTGCAATATTGTCTGATGGAACTGTCATAAGCAACCCCAGACATACTAAAAAATATGAAAATAAGTTGGCAAAAGAACAAAGGAAACTTAGCAAGAAACAAAAGGGGAGTAAAAACAGGTTTAAACAAAGGCTTAAAGTTAGAAAGATTCACAACAAAATAAGAGATATACGTAAGGATTTTCTGCACAAAACCTCTAATTCGATAGCCAAGAATTATGATGGGATTTTTGTAGAAGATTTAAACATCAAAGGGATGATGAAAAATCATTGTTTAGCTAAGTCAATCGGCGATGTTTCATGGTCGGAGTTCAATAGACAACTTGAATACAAATGCAAATGGAGTTTTAAGTATTACCTTAAGATTGACAGATTTTTTCCATCAAGCAAAACATGCTCAAACTGCGGATATGTTCAAGAAATGCCTTTAAGTAAAAGAATTTTTGATTGTCCAAATTGCGGCATCTCTATAGATAGAGATTTAAATGCATCTCTAAATATTAGAAATATAGGAATAAATACGCTGGGGCACAGCGGAATTAACGCTTGTGGAGATAGTTCGTTAGAGCTGTCGTTGAAACAAGAAAAAGAATGCTTAGAAAACTAAGCAGAAGCCACGGGGCTTGCCCCGTGGAGTGTCACTACAATAGTATTGTATCTGATCTTCATATATTTTTAATAGGAGAATTAATATGAAGATAAATAAAACCGAATTAATTACCTTAATAGAATCAGTAGTAAATAACAAATTAAATGAATCTACTTATGACTCTAATAAGGTAAACGGGTATTCGTCTGCAGTGGTATTATATTTAGATACAGATATTGATGACGAATTAATTAATAACATCAAAGAAATAATAGAAGCAGTGTATAATAAAGAAATTATGCTACAATCTATGGGTAATAAATTAATTATCGAAACGGAATACGAATACGACAAAGATTTTAATACAATTGTATTGAAGGAATTAAATTTAATTTAATTACGATGTTAAAATTTAAAAGAATATTAACAGAACGACAATTTTCCGATGATCTAGATGAATTAATAAAAAATTTAGACATCATATCAGTACTAGGAAGCGGATTAGGTAAAATAAGTGCTGATGTAAAATTGAATAATTACAGGGATATTAATGATTTAGAAATAGGAAAAGTAGACAAAATAATAGAAATATTAACAGCGTTAACAACGACTATTCCCAAAACAGAAAAAATATTAAATACGGAAGGTAACAATGAGCAAGAAAATAGTAAACGAGACAACGGAGACAACTCCGAAGAAGAAATTGACGGATCAAGAGATTTCGAATTTACAGGCCCTAGAAAAAAATTACCAACAAATTTTTAATGAACTAGGTAAAATAAGCATTAAAATTGAAACACTGAATACCGAAAAGGGCAAATATTTGGCAGCCTACAATGAATTGTTGAAGCAACAAGAAAATATTGTAAAAACAATTAAAGATAAATACGGCGAAGTTCAAATTAATTTAAATACTTTCGAAATTATAGAGCCCTAATAAATAATTTTATAGGAGACCCAAGATGGGACAAACAGAACGAATGACAATACCTGGTGTATTTACCAGGGAAAACGATGAATCTTTTCTAGAACAAGGAATTAGCGAAATAGGTGCGGCCTTTATAGGCCCCTTTAAAAAAGGCCCGGCTTTTGTTCCTGTTGATGTTACTTCTAGAACGGATTTAGAAATAAAATTTGGAACTACATATGAAAAATATTTTACGCCCTACGCCGTGGATTATTATTTAAAAAATGCATCCAGCGCAAAGGTAGTTAGAGTATTATGAGATGAAGGATATACCAAAACCGCAGATGAAGTATTAGGTATAGCGATTACTGGCTCTAGTGGCGTGCCCAATGTAGCTGCTGTATTAGTGCCGACTCATGCTAATACAACTATTAGTTTAGACGTGGATAATTCTTCGGCTAATGATTTAAGAATAACAATTACTAGTGGCAGTACCTGGACATATACCGGGTCGTTATTTGATACTGATTCTAATTATTTACCTAATTTATTTGGAATTGATCCACTAGGCAGCAGCCAGGCGTACGTACAAAATATATTTGATAACTACATTTCTGGATCTACTCCTACACAAACTCCTGGAACGTCATCTATGACGATGGATTTTGAATGAACTACAGGTAATCAATATCAAACAGCGGAAACACCGTGGATAATATCGCAAAATATAGGTGATATTAACACTAATTTATTCAAATTTATAAATTTGAGTGACGGTAATTGTGGTAATAAAGATATTAAAGTTGCCATTTATAATATAAAAAAAGCCGGTACTATAGCTGGATCTGATTATGGTCAATTTTCAGTTGCAATTAGAAAATATGATGATACGGATAAGAGACCTACTGTATATGAAACCTTCACTAATTTAACATTAGATCCTGATGCTACAAATTATTTACCTAGGGTAATTGGTGATAGATACGGTCAATGGGATACTACTAATAAAACTACCCAATATTACGGTGATTATCCTAATAAATCTAAATATATAAGGGTTGAAATGGCAAGTACTAATTTGGCTAAAAATTTAATACCATTTGGATTTGCTGCATTAAAACAACCTCAGGTTGCATCTGAAGATTTTCCTACCGCCTCACTTAAGACAGATCAATTGTATTTGAACGAAGCTAATACTAAAGTATATTATGGTTTAGATTTTACAAAAGACGATGCTCTAGAATATCTAAATCCTGTGCCTGAAAACGCAACGACCGGTAGTAATATTGATTTTAAACTAGAAGATATAGTTTATTCTGGATCAGCAACTATAAATCCTTCATCATCTACGACGTATACAAAATTCGTAGTACCATTCCAAGGCGGATTCGACGGGGCAGATCCAACTCAAGACTTAAGTGTTAGTACTACTATATTATCTTCTACTAATACACAGGGATTCGATTGTTCCACTGCAACTTCGACTGGCACTGTCGTATATAAAAAGGCTTTAGATATTTTATCTAACCCATACGATATAGATATAAATCAATTATATATGCCGGGTATAACTATTAATGAACATCCATCTGTATATAATTATGCCGAACAAATGGTAGAAGATAGAACTGATACATTCTATGTAGCAGATTTAGCTGGTAAAACTACAACAGTGGCAAATGCCGTAACATATGTTGAATCTATTGATTCTAATTATACAGCAACGTATTTTCCATGGGTTAAAATCAAAGATAAAAATAATAATAAATATGTTTGGGTGCCACCTTCAACTGTAATTGCTTCTGCGATAGCGTATAACGATAGATTTGGATATCAGTGGTACGCACCAGCTGGACTAAATAGAGCAGCTTTACCAATGGTAGTTGAAGCCGAATTTAGATTGAGTAGTCAAAATATATATGATTTATATTCTAATAGAATTAATCCATTGAAAAATATGAATAATGAAGTATCTGTATGAGGACAAAAAACGCTACAAGCTAAGCCTAGTGCATTGGATAGAATATCCGTTAGAAGATTATTATTAAATCTTAAAAAATATGTTTCATCTATTTCTAAATATTTGGTATTCGAAAAAAATACTTCTGTTACTAGAGAGAAGTTTATTAATAAAGTAGTACCATATATGAACGACGTTAAAAGTAAACAAGGATTATATACATTTAAAGTTGTAATGGATGAATCTAATAACACGGCGGAAGTTATAGATAGGAATCAATTAGTCGGACAAATCTGAATTGAACCAACTAAAGATGCGGAAACAATTATCATAGATTTCAATGTGACTCCTACTGCTGCAGGGTTTGCAGAATAGAAAGATTTACAAATAATTGTAATACAATAAATCAGGTAATTTAAAAATTACCTGATTTTTATATAATAACTTTAATTGTCGATTTACTATAAATATAATAGTTTAAGCGTATAAAGTTACATTTATTCCATTTATAGCAAGACCTAGGTCCGTTCTATTATTATTAATAACATTATATTTTTCATCAAAAAACTATTTGAACACATAATTATAAATATAGACACAGCGAGTGATTACATATAAAACAATACTTATAGGAGAAATATAATGGCAGATATAATATCCGCAGACGAATTAATGTATTATAACTTTGAACCTAGAACAAAGAATCGGTTTATAATGTATGTAGAAGGTGTTCCAGCATTTGAAATAAAAACAACCGATTTTCCTAAAGTTACACAAGAAGTTAATACTTTAGATCATATTAATGTTAAGCGATATACAAAGGGAAAAACTGAGTGAGGCACAATGAACATAACTCTTTATGATCCAATTGCCCCTTCGGCAGCACAAAGTGTTATAGAATGGCTTCGATTGGCCCATGAATCGGTAACCGGCGCAAATGGATATGCAGCATTCTATAAAAAAGATATTACTATTTATATTTTAGGTCCTGCTGGTGAAAAAGTAGGTAAATGGACATTGCAGGGTGCATGGCCAACAGATATAGATTTTGGGTCTGGAGATTGGTCAGATGGTGGAATAGTTGATATTTCATGTACTCTACGACCAGATCACTGTATATTGGAATATTAATACAATACGATCATTTATTTATACCCCTATATAAAATAGGGGTATTTTTTGTTATAAATAATATGAATG